TGGAGACGCGACAGTTCTCACTTACCGAGATCGCGAACATGATCGGCCTCCCCGCCTACTATCTGGGCGCGCCGAACTCGTCGCGCACCTACTCGAACGTCTCAGAAGAGAACCTCCAACTCGTCCGCTGGTCCCTCATGCCGTGGATCCAACGCATCGAGCAGAAGATGACGGAGTACCTACCGCGCGGACAGTACGCGAAGATGAACGTCGACGCTCTCCTTCGCCCGGACACCAAGTCGCGTTACGAAGCGCATAAGATCGCCCTCGACTCCGGTTTCCTCACCCTCGACGAAGTCCGTGAGCTGGAGAACCGCGAGCCGCTCGACGAGGTCATGAGCGAGGAGCCCGTCCCGGCCGAAGTAGTATCTGAGCACGGTCAAGAAGAATCGGACGACTACGAAGAGGACTCGAACGGCTAATGGAACGCAGGCACTACGACACCGCGCTCGAAGTCAGGGCGGAAGGTGACGGGCGGACCGTCATCGGAATCGCCGTTCCCTATGACGTCGAGCAACGCATCTCGCCCGGGCTCGTAGAAGTCTTCCGGAAAGGCGTCTTTCGTAATGTCGTCCGCGCAGCGAACCGCGTGAAACTTCTCTACCAGCACAAGACCGACACGCCGATTGGGCGCGCTGTAATGCTCGAAGAACGCGACGGTGGCCTCTACGGCGAGTTCCGAATCTCCAAGACCGAAGCCGGAGACGAAGCCTTAGAGCTCATCCGGGACGGCGTTCTCTCCAACCTCTCCGTCGGCTTCCAACCGCTCGAAGATAAGAAAGTGAACGGAGTCGTCAACAGGATGAAGGCTCACCTCGCCGAAGTCTCCCTCGTCACATTCGGCGCGTATGGTGACGCCGCGAACATTGTCGCCGTCCGTCAAGAGATCGAGAAGCCGAACCTCGCCTCTATCGAGGCGATCGTCGCGAAGGTCAAACGATGAGAAGCGCATCCGTCAGCGTCGGCACGACAGCGGTCACCCTGATCGCGGCAGACGACATCGCTCGCACCGTCTACGTTCACGTCATCGGCAACGCTCCCGTTTATCTCGGCAACGCCTCCGTCACCACAGCCACCGGACTACCAACAGAGAAACACACCGCACCCATCCCCATCTTCGTCCCGCAGCGGGAAACGATTCACGCGATCGCCGCCGAAGGTACGGTCGACGTCCGAATCCTCACCCCGAACATCGACTAGCTCTCATGCCGTGGCACATAGACACGGCCCACCCCGACTGCCGCTCGGGGTACGCCGTAGTCAAGGATGACGACGGCTCCGTTGAGGGCTGCCATCGCACCCGCCGCGAAGCCCTCGCCCAGCTCGCCGCCCTCAACATCGCCGAAGCCGAACGCGCCGAGCAGCGACAAGACGGCTACACGCCGACCGACGGTATGGTCGCAGAAGCCCGTCGCGGACTCGAATGGCGGGCCACCTACGGACGAGGCGGAACCGAAGTCGGAGTCGCCCGCGCCCGCGACATCGTCAACCGACGCAACCTCTCCCGGACGACGATCGGACGAATGGCGTCCTACTTCGCCCGCCACGAAGTCGACAAACAGGCCGAAGGATTCCGTCCCGGCGAACCCGGCTATCCGTCAGCCGGACGTATCGCGTGGGCTCTCTGGGGAGGTGACGCCGGGCAGACGTTCGCCCGGGCGATCCTCGACGAGTCGCGTTCGTTGACGGAAGACGAAACTGTCCGCTAGCATCCATCACAGGCCGCACCCTCGGCCCGCGATCGGCGCACCTCCCGCAAGGGACACCCGCCACGCGGAGCAGCGAGCACCCGGTGAGCAACATCAGCACGACACCACAAGGACTAACACCGTGAACCCATTCCTCACCCGCCTCCACGAACAGCGTTCGCAGAAGGCCGACCTCATCGACGCAACCCTCAACCGCGCAGCGGAAGAGAACCGCGACATTTCCGACGTCGAGACGGCCAACGTCGCCGCCCTCGCGAAGGAGATCGAGAAGCTCGACGAGCGCATCGCGCAAGTCACCGACATCGAGACCCGCAAGGCCGCCGCAGCCGAACTCGCCCGCAAGGTCGACGGCTCGAAGGTCGAGACGCGTGAAGCCGCCCCGGCTCGCGTCACCCGCGAAGCCCGCACCTACCGCCCCGACGGCGAGAACTCGTTCCTCCGGGACGCGTTCGCCGCTCAGATCCTCGGCGACTTCGACGCCCGCGAGCGTCTCGTCCGCCATCAGCAAGAGGAGCGCATCGAGAAGCGCGACGTCGGCACGGCTCAGTTCGCCGGACTCGTCGTCCCGCAGTTCCTCACCGACCTCGCAGCACCCTTCGCTCGCGCAGGCCGCCCAACCGCCGACCGCTGCCGTCAGCACGTCCTCCCGGCCAACGGTATGACGCTGTCGATCAGCAAGGTCACCACGGGCTCAGCCGTCGCCGCACAGACCGAAGGCTCCGCCGTACAAGAGACCGACATGGACGACACGAAGCTCGACCTGAGCGTCGTGACGATCGCAGGTCAGCAGGACGTCAGCCGTCAAGCGCTGGAGCGCGGCACGGGAATCGACGCCCTCGTCATGGCAGACCTCGCCTCCGCCTACCACACGTTGCTCAACACCAACGTCGTAGCTGAAGCAGTCGCCAGCGCCGGACAAAGCGTGTCCTACGCCGACACGAGCCCGACAGTCGCCGAGCTCTACCCGAAGATCCTCGACGCGGTTCAGAAGGTTCAGACGACCTTCTTCGCCGGGCCGAACGTCATCATCTGCCACCCGCGCCGTCTGGCGTGGATCCTCGCAGCGACCGACACGACGGGCCGCCCGCTCGCCGTCCCATCGCTGAACGGTCCGATGAACGCGATCGCCTCCGGCTCGTCGTCGGTACAGTACGGCAACAGCGGCTACAACATCGCCGGACTGCCCGTCATCACCGACGCGACCGTCACGACCACGAACAACACCGATCAGGACGTCATCCTCGTCGGTAACCTCCAAGAGCTCCACCTCTGGGAAAGCCCCAACGCTCCGTTTATGCTGCGCTTCGAGCAGACCAACGCAGCTGAGCTGGAAGTCAAGGCCGTCGTCTACGGATACGCCGCGTACACCGCGAACCGTTACCCGAACGCGTGGGCCAAGATCACCGGAACGGGCCTCGCGACCCCGTCGTTCTAACCTGAGGCCTCGCCGAAGGCCCGGAGCATCTCCTACTATGCTCCGGGTCTTCGCAGGTTTCCGAACAGGACGAACGATCACGAAGACTTCGTCCCGGGTCGGCGTCGAGCAGGCTCCTCTCGCCTCCTTGAGTCGAGCCGCAGACGATCCGCTTCCGGCCCGGGGCGATTCATCTCCCAAGAAGCGGACGAGAAAGAAGCGCTAGATCATGGCTATCACGAACGGCTACGCGTCACTCGCGCAGTTTCAGGCATACGCCAACATGAGCACCCTGACGGCGGACGAGACGACCACGATCGAGAAAGCCATCGAAGCCGCATCCCGGACGATCGACCGGATCGCCAACCGCCGCTTTTATCGGGACGCCAGCGCGACGAACCGCCTCTACCGGACGACCGACTTCTACGTCCTCCGCGTCGACGACATCGCCGACACGACCGGACTCGCCGTCAACCTCGACTCCACCGGGAACGGAACGTACGACGACCTCCTCGTCCTCAACACCGACTACATTCTCGACCCGGTCACAGCCCCGCAGAAAGGCTGGCCCTACACGCAGATCACGATGGTCGGCCCGGACGCGTTCCCGCTACCGACGACCCGACGACCACAGGTTCAGGTCACGGCCCGATGGGGATGGTATCTAGGAACGCCACCCGACGACATCGTCGAGGCCTGCCTCATCCTCTCCGCCGACTACGTCAAACGAGCCTCCAGCGTCGGCGGAGTCCTCGGCCTCTCCGAACTCGGAGCGATCCGCATGAGCCCACTCGGACGCGACATCTCCGCCATCGTCCGCGCCTACCGGAAAGAAGTCGTCGCGTGACGCCGTCAACCGTCCGCGACAAACTCAAGGCCGCGCTCAACATCACCGGGCTACGCGTCTTCGACACCGTCCCCGACAACGTCATCCCCCCGGCAGCGGTCATCGGACAGCTCTCATTCG